TTTCAAACATTCTAACTGTAATATCATATATTCTTTTTGTCTTACCTTGTGATGTACCATTTTGTGATCCATTGTTTAATCTCATAGTTTGCAGTAAAGATGTATAAGCTAAACCTACTTTAACACTTGTTGAAGAACGATCTAAAGTAATACTGCCAGAGCTTACAGTTTTATCTGGATGTGATGCACCATTGGCTAATATAGAAACTGTTTGTCCTTCAAGGTGGTCTAGTCCAGATATTGTTGTAACAGCACTACCACTATAGCTTAATGCACTATCTAAAAAATTAAATGATGTATTATTTGTTTCATCAAAATCAAATACATTTAATATTTCTACAAATCTTCTAGTAGCACCATTAATTGTTCTTTTAACAATTACATAAACTTGATATTCAGTGTCATCAGTTGGAATTACTGCAACACTTTCACATACTGATTTACCTTCATTAGTTTTTGTTAATCTAATAGAATCATCTAAAGATGTAATAGTTAAAAATCCTGTAGACAATGGTGATGTTTCTGTAATTGTAACTACATTACTACTAACTGTTGCTGTAAAATCAGAATTAGCATTTATTAATGTTTTTAAGTTTGTTGCTGTTTGATTGTTACTAGATGTAGTATGAAATTTTCCAGAAGTAGCAGATGTAGCGGATGTAAAGGTTGTAGTTGTACCATCTGCTTTTGTTAAAACTATTCTTGTACCATTTGCAATATTTGCAAAATCAGTAACTGTAACCGTAGCATTACCAAATCTACCACCAAAAATATGTCTATGCCAAGCAGTTACCTGTTGTTCTCTTTGATATGTTAATCCTGCTAGTTCACCATCTCCTCTTACAGCATAAACTATTTGATTAGGTTCTTGTTGATATGCAATTTGTGTTAGACCACCTTCAGTAACGTGTTCGGCAAGAATAGTCATATCGGGAGCAATATAACCATCTACATCAAAGTTATAAGCTAGTTCTCTAATTTTTCTTTTAGCACGTTGTAAAAATAATGTTGCGTTACCTACAGCTATAGCATCTACATTAGCTGAACCATGATTAGATTGTTTTTTAATTAATATATTAGTAGGTGTAACTGCACTATCTGTACCACCACCACTTACTGTAAATTCACCACCGGCTGTACCAATAATTAAAGTTCTTGTTGCTGTCATAAATCTAATAGCATTAACTTGGTTAGATGCGATTGTATAAATGATTGCATCATCATCAGCTATTGTACCACCAATGTTTGCATCCATGTTTTCGTAATCACCAGATTTAGAAAAAAATATTGTTTGTGGTTGATTAGTTGTTCCGGCAAATACTAATCGTTGTTCAAAAAAAGTTACGCAAGAAGGATGACCTGTAGTGTCAGAAAAAGCTCCTAGTTGCCAGTTATCTGTAGCACTAGCACTATCTAAAGCTGTTATAATTTCTATAGTTGCATTAGTTGTATTTGTTACTCCAGTTATTTTTGCATAACCATCATTTAAAAAAACAAATCTACCAACATCTGTTGCAAGAAAACCACTACCACTATTAATTCCAGTAACTGCAGAAGCAACTAAAGCTATACCTGTACCTACTGCTGATTGACCAGGATTTAAAGTTGTGGTTGTTGTGTTAGCATCTTGCATTGGTCCTTTAGTAAAATCTACATCTGTTAATGTCCAAGCAGTATGACCAGTACGAGATAATTTTTCTACCTCATGTTCTGGATGAGTTATGTACATTACGTCTGCTGATTGTGCAAATTTTAAATCAAAAAGTTGTGCAGTAGTATAGGGTGTAGTTATTTCAAAAACTTTATTAGATACACCACCAGAAGTATAAGTAGTAAATGATGAACTATCTATATCAACTCCATCTTTATCTTGTAGTTCAAATGTATTTGTTGTTTTATCTGCAACTAAAAATCTTTTACCATTAACTTCTGTCATTCCTCCAACAGCAGTAATTACTACTTCATCACCATTAGAATAACCATGTGAGTTAGCAGTTACTACAGCAGGATTAGCTTTAGTAATTGCAGTTATAGTTTTATCTCCTTCTAATACAGCACCGCTATCTTTGTATACTCTCATTTTTAAATTAGAAAATTCTAACATATAAGTTTGTGTTGTAGAAAATTCAAAAGGTATTAATCTTGTTTTGTTTGCACTATTAGCAACTTCTGCAATAAATGTAGAACCGGGTCTACGAGCTGCTGAACCATGTGGATATACAACTAAATTTTCTAATGTTGAACAACCAGAAGTATATTTGGTTAAATCTGTTCTACCATCTAATCTAGGCGATAGTTCGCCACCTGTAAAATTTGTTAATTCAACTGCAACTCTAGCCATGGTCTAAAACCTTGAGTTAATAAATGTACCTGCGTCTATAACATCTGACATACCTAAATCTTGTTCAACATTTTGACCTTCAGTTGAATCTATAAATCTAGCATCTTTTAATTTATCTTGAAACAAATTATACATATTTGTTGCTGTGGTATTATTTGAAGTAACTGCAAAAGCAATGTCAGCACCTAAAGCAGCAGATAAAGTTTCTCTTAATGATTCATCATATTCATTAGGATCTGTAACTCTACTAATATATAATATTTTCATACTAGATGCGTTGCTTAATATTTTTCTACCTTCTACTTTGTAGTTTGAATCATAATCTAATATACGAAGTAATCTTAAACAATCTGCTGGTAAAGTATAAGCAAAACTAAAACCCCATGCAGGAGCTGTAGTATCTACTGCTATTTCTACTCTTTTCTGTAAGCAGTTCCAAGGGTGCGATCTAAATATTGCATCTCTTACTTGAGTAAATCTTGAGTTACAAAGTCTTGCGTTTTTTGAATCTTCTGTAAGTGATAAAATAGTTGTTGCACCTAATTGATTTAATGCTCCATTACAAATGTCTACTGTTGATGCCATATCACTTCCTTATAATATACTTGCGTCTTATTTGTCTATCTTTTTCTAACGCAAATATTTCTTCTTCTGTTCTTTCTTGTTTAGTGTCAAAACCATAATGATATTTAGTATCATTTTTAAATCTATCTACTAACACATACCTATATACATAATTGTCTTTTTTAAAATGTAATACAGGTTTTAAATTTTGTATTTTCTTCATGCACTCTAGGCGGGTTCCACTCTCGCTTTCCCCGCCTAAAATTTTATTTATTAGTCTACAACGTAAAACATTGTAAGCTGAATTGTTCCAGAAGCTACTGCTCCTGTAAGAGTAACAGAGACAGGTAAACCATCTTTGTCAGCATCTACAACAGAGTTTTCGCCTAATGCAATAGTGTTAGCAACATTAGCAGCCGAAGCTGAAGCAGAACTTGCTGCAGCTTTGTAAGCATCAGCATCTAACGCAACAGTAGAACCTGCTGAATTAGTATGTGCTGCATAACCAACTGATAATTGAGTTGAACTATTTAAAGCATCATGTGCTAATCTACCAGATACAATTCTTGCACCATTAGGTAAATTAAACATTTCAACAACATCATTAATCGCTAGAGAAGCTGCTTCGTATTCTGCGAAAGCAACTCTTACTCTACCCGCTAATTCTGTAGTCTCTATTTTTTCTGAAGGAACATTCTGGTCCCATTTAGTCTTTTGAACTGAATAAACTGTAGCCATTATATCCTCCTATTATGCTTCTTGACATACTATACCAAGAACTTTTGCTTGTTCCATTCTAGTAGCACCAATGCTCATGCAGTAGTAAACTTGAGTAGCATACGATTTGTCTGCTCTCTCATCTATTCTTGCTTGAACATCTTTACCAATTCCTAGAGTGATACCATCTTGTGCAAAAGCAATACAAGTTCTATCGTTACCTGTTTTGCTAAGTCTATTTGATACAGTAAAGTTAAAACCAAGGAACGAGTTTACTTCACCATTTGCCAATGCTTTTACAGTATTGAAATCAGATGAAGTTACTTCAGTTGTTCCTAAAAGGTTTGTTATTTGCTCTGGTCCCACAACAATGTGTCTAGGGATAGAAGGATCAACACTTGCTAAATCAAACTTCTGTTTTGCAGTTCTTAATTTTGCGATTGTTAAACCAGTACCACCAGCAGCGATTGCTGTTTGAGCAGCTTCACTTGTTGCACCTGTTTCACCAGTAAAGGCAGTTCCAGTTGCAGCAGCGATAATAACATCATCCATTGCTCTTCCCATTGCGAAAGCAGCGGCTTGTGCGTAAGATGACGTAGGGTCTATTAAAAGACGTACTTTGTCTTGTTGATCAATAAGATCAGCATACTCGTAGTCCGCAAGAGATACTCTTCTTCTTGAGTGAGGTGTATCTATTTGTGGAGTATCAGAGTGTCTGCTCGTTTTTAACTGAGCTGTTACCGACCCAACTTGGTCAAAGAAAGCATTTTTTCCGACAACACTTTCTTGTCTGACTTTATCTCTTAATAATGATCCCATTTGTTGAGATAACATTTGTATGTTAGCAGAATACTGCTGTACAAATGCTGTAGTTATTTGTGATGACAT